GACTCTGCATAATTTACAGTTTTGGAACTGTATGGACTAAGGAGTGGTCGCAGTTCAGAAGCAATTTATTGGATCAATGCATTAAGAAGTGTATACAAGAGACTTTGGCAACCAAACTGGCACATATATTTGCACTTTAGATAATTTTCATGCTGATGTGGATGCTGTTGACTATTCCACAAGCGAACACCCTGCTGAACATAAGTCTCATAACCTCTTAGAATTGGACAATGGACAGTTTTGTCTCTATCCAAACAACAGAATGCGTATCTATGATAACAGTATTACACCCGAAACACCTAAAATGCCTGATTTTAAGGTTTCAACAGTGTATTATCAAGTTGAAAACGGTCATGATCGTGATGGATTGGGTTCAGAAGAGAATTATTTCTGGAAAACAGCGAAAGAACGTAACGAAGTTGAAGAAAAAGAGGAAAGAAAACCATTTGAACCGAAAATAGAACCAGAATTGGGATGAAAAACGTAAAAAATGCTCACATGGGTACACATTTACTCGTTGAAGTGTATAATGTACCCTTTGAGAAGTTAAATGATGCGGAAAAAATCGAACAAGTGTGCGTTGATGCCTGTAAAATCGAAGGAGTAAAGGTTTTAAACACTTATACACACCAATTTGACCCATATGGGGTGACTGTCAATCTAACTTTAGGTGAAAGTCACCTTTCATGTCACACTTGGCCAGAAAAAAACTGTGTTGCGTTCGATATTTTTACCTGTGGAGCAAAAAATCCACGTTGTGTTGCCTTCTGGGTGCTTGAATATTTTGATAGTAATGATTATGTGATGAATGATTATGGGAGATAGGGTATAAATAAATCTAAAAGCATTAATAATGGCGAATAAACCAAAATCTCAGAGATTTAAGGATATAAGTTTGTCTTTTACACCACATCCAGTGACAAAAGACTTACCAATTCTTGCGAATGAGAGAGCGATTATCAGATCTGTGCGAAATTTAGTAGAAACAATACCTACAGAGAGATTTTTTAACTCAAATTTAGGTTCAAGTATACGTGATATGCTATTTGATAACTTCGCAGGGTCATCTGTAATGATTATTGAAGATATGATTCGTACTACAGTAAGAAATTACGAACCTAGAGTAGGTGATATTGGTGTAGAAATCGATATGCAACCAGAATTAAACAATGTTAAAGTAAAAGTGCTTTTTGACATCATAGGATTAGAAGCTCCTGTGCAATCTTTTGAATTTTTACTAGAACCAACGAGATAATATGCCCTTTACACAGTTTACAAATTTAGACTTTGATGAAATCAAAGCACAGATTAAAGATTTTCTTCGTTCAAACTCAAACTTTACTGATTTTGATTTTGAGGGTTCTAACTTTTCAGTTATAATTGATACTTTAGCGTATAACACATATATTAATGCATTTAATGCAAACTTAGTCGCAAACGAATCATTCTTAGATTCTGCAACAATAAGAGAAAATGTTGTATCTCTTGCAAGAAATATAGGATACGTACCTCGTTCAAAAACCGCTGCAACAGCTACAATTAACATAGGTGATGTAAACTTAGGTACAACGAACGATAGCACTCCTAAGTTCCTTACACTTCGCACTGGATTGGTTTGTGTTGGTAGTGTAGCAAATACAACTTATCGTTTTTCAATACCAGAAGAAATAACATCTTCAAGAGTTAGAGACATTGGTGGAACATCTTTCGCACAATTTTTAGATCCAATCACTGTACACGAAGGAACTGTTCTTCAAAGAGTATATCGTGTTGATAATACAAAAGAGCAAAGGTATATCATTGATAGTCCAAACATCGATAGTTCTACTTTAAGAGTATATGTTAAAGGTCCGACTGATATTGGACTTGGAAGAAAGTATTCGATGGTAGATAATATATTGAATATTGATAAAAATTCTGAAATATATCTTGCACAAGAAGTTCAAGATGAAAAATATGAAATTATGTTCGGTGATGGACTATTTGGAAGAAAATTAGAATCTGGAAGTATTATTACAGCAAAATATCTCGTAACTGATGGAGAGGATGGAAACGGTCCTTCTCAATTTAGTTTCCAAGGATCATTTACAAAGAGTGATGGAACACTATTCACACCGTCAGATAATGTAGTGATTACTACTATCTCAAACGCCTCTAACGGTGCTGAAGTTGAAGATGTGTCTTCTATTAAGTATTTTGCTCCAAGACTCTACTCAGCACAATATAGAGCAGTTACACCAAGAGATTATGAGGCAATAATTCAGACAATCTTCCCTGCTACAGAATCTGTTGCGGTTGTTGGTGGAGAAGAATTAGACCCACCTCAATTTGGTAAGGTACAAATCAGTATCAAACCAAAGAATGGTACATTTGTATCAGACTTTGATAAATCTCAAATTAAAAATAGATTGAAGAACTACGCTATTGCTGGTATTAATTCTGAAATTGTTGACTTGAAGATACTATATGTGGAAATAGAGAGTAACGTATATTACAATACAGCACAAGTAGCATCATCAGATTCCCTTAAAACTGAAATAGTCAGTGCATTGAATGATTATGCAAATAATGTTGAGATTAATAAGTTTGGTGGTAGATTCAAATACAGTAAATTAAATACATTAATTGATCGTGTTGATAATGGTATTACCTCTAATATAACAAAAGTAATTGTGAGAAGAGATTTGAAGGCACTTTTAAATCAATTCGCTCAGTATGAATTATGCTTTGGTAATCGTTTCTACATCAATCCAGCTGGATATAATATAAAGAGCACAGGATTTACTATAAATGGATTTTCCCAAATCGCTTATATAACTGATGTTCCAAATAAAACTGCTTCTGGTACTTTAGATGGCAGTCTAAAAGGTACCCTCTCTGTCGTTACCAAGAATAATCAAGGTCAACAAGTGGTTTTAATAAAGGATGCTGGAATAGTTGATTACAAAAAGGGCGAAGTTATATTGAATACAATTAATATTACATCAACAGTGAGTGAGAATAATATAATTGAGATTCAGGCTTTTCCTGAATCAAATGATGTTGTCGGTTTAAAGGATTTATATCTTAGTTTTGATGTATCAAATAGTACAATAAATACAGTTAAAGACGTAATTGCTTCAGGTGAAGATGTTTCAGGAGTTGTGTTTACAAGAGATTACTATACATCAAGTTACTCTAATGGAGATTTAGAGAGGAAATAATTTATGTCACATATTGACAAAAGAATACAAGTCAATACGATTATTGAAAATCAGTTACCTGATTTTGTTTTGGACGATTTTCCAAATGCTGTTGAGTTTTTTAAGCAATATTATATTTCTCAAGAGTTTCAAGGTGGACCTAGTGATATAATCTCAAATTTTGATCAATATTTAAAAGCAGATAATTTAGTTCCAGAAGTTATTGTTGGTGTTACTACAACAACAGCGAGTATATCAAATACAGATACTACAATAAATGTTTCAAGTACAAAAGGTTTTCCCTCTGAATATGGATTACTTAAAGTTAATGATGAAATAATTTCCTATACAGGTATTACCTCAACCTCATTCACAGGATGTATTCGTGGATTTAGTGGTATTACAGGTTATAACGTTGGTATATCATCCTCTTTACTTGAAATTAATCGTGAAAGTTTAAAATTTGAAGATACACACGCAAGTTCACACGAATCTGAAACATCGATTCAAAACTTATCAGTATTATTCATACAAGAATTTTTCAAGAAACTAAAGAAAACATTTTTACCAGGTTTAGAAAATAATGATTTTTCAGAAAAATTAGATGTTGGTAATTTTGTAAAATTTGCACGTTCTTTTTATCAATCAAAAGGTGTAGAAGAATCAATAAGAATTTTATTTAAAGTACTATATGGTGTAGAATCAAGAATACTTGACCTTGAAGGAAATCTAATAAAACCATCTGATGCTGAATTTATACGTCGTGAAGTTATTGTTGCTGATTTAATTACACCGACTGGAGAACCACAAAACCTAACTGGTCAAACTATTTTTAAATCAACTGATTTAGCGACAAACGCTTCTGTTTCAGAAGTTGAAATACTTAAAAGAGAAGGAAAAGATTTTTACAAAATAGCATTATTTGTTGGATTTAGTGACAGAGACTTAATCGAAGGTGTATTTACAGTACCAGGTAAAACAAAAGTAGTTGGAGGAACAGTAGCAGGAGCATCAATTATAGATGTAGACTCAACTGTAGGTTTTGGAACGACAGGGACAATTATAAGTGGTTCAAATTCACATATAGATTATACATCTAAATCTTTAAATCAGTTCTTTGGTTGCACTGGAGTTGGTGTAGGTATAGGAACAGCAGAGGATCTAAGAGCAGATGAAACTATATTTGGTTATGAAAATGGTGATTTATCCAAAAGAGTTGATTTAAGAATTACAGGTGTTTTATCTGAGTTAGTTCCAATCACAGATATAACTCTAATTAATGAACAAGAAAACTTGTTTGTAAAGAATATTGGTGAAAAAGTAGAAAATGATGGTAAAAATTATAAGCAAATATTTGCCAACTCTTGGATATACAATACTGGTTCAAGATTTCAAGTAGAAATTAATGGTTCAACATTTAAATTTAAAACATTACTTGATAAATCTTCATTGAAAGTTGGCGATAGATTTGAAATACTTAAAAGAAACCAACAATCTGTAGTTGGTGGTGGTACAGTTGGTAGTATAGATGTTACTTTAAATCAAGTAAACGCAACAAATATTGCTGGTTTTACACAAGATCCAAATCAGTTATACGATATTCGTAGAATAGTAGAAAAAGTTTCAAGTTCAGGTGTAACTTTAGCAAAAGGTAATGATACAATTATAGCAGATACTTTAAATGTTTACGTAGATGGTAATGTTGATGGTTTTGCAGCATCAAACTCTTTACCAAGTTATGATATTAAGTCTAATATAATTGAAGAAACATTAGTCGGTGGAACCGATGCAGGATTAGATGGATTTAGTAGTCTTAATGAAAGATATAGTTTTATTAATTTTCCTCTTTCAAGGAATATAAAATTTATTCAAGGTGATGAAATTGTTTATCAACCAGAGGGTGACGGATTTATTGGATTGGATACTGGTAGAACATACTTTGTAGATCCAGTGATACCTGATGATCCAAATCAAGATATAACAAAGATAAGAATATTTAATTCAAATTCACAAATAGGAACAGCAAGCACCGTTCAAGTTGGTCCCACTACATCAACCACTGACATACACAGGTTTGTTTTAAAAAGACATAGCACCAGAGTATTAGACTCAGATAAAATTTTAAGAAAATTTCCTCTTTCTCAAAACTTATTTGTACCATCACAACAAGATGTTCCAACAAATGATATTGGAATGTTAATTAATGGTGTGCAGATACGTTCGCCAATCTCTGATAATCAAATATATTTTGGATCTCTAGAGTCAATTGACTTGTTAAACTCTGGTAGAGATTATGATGTTCTAAAACCACCAATTATTGGAATTGAAACTAGCACAGGTGTTGGTGCAGCAGCTGAGCCAATTGTTCGTGGAACTGTAAAAGATGTGTTTGTAGACCCACAACCATTTGATATTGACGCAGTAACGAGTATATCTTTAACAGGTGGTAATGGAAGTGGTTGTGTATTAGAACCAATACTAGGAACAAGAAATAGAGAATTAGAATTTGATAGTAGAGATGTGTTTTTTAATGGTGGTGTAGATATTGTAAATGAAACAATTACATTCAAAACAAACCATAATTTAGTTGACGGACAATTAATTTATTATAGTGCAAATAACAACGCTCCTATTGGTATTGGTACAGCATACGATTTAGAAAATAAAATAAATGATACTCTCTCTGATGGTGCTCCTTATTTTGTAAGAAGTGTTAATCCATCTACTGTTAGATTATTTAATACAAGAGTTGATGCAATATTCGGTGCGACTGGTATTAACACCGTTGGTTTATCTACAGATACTGCAGCGAGCGGTATTCACAAATTCAGAACTGAAAATAGAAACACTCTTGTTGCTGTAAAAGTATTAGAAGAGGGTTCTGGATACACTCATCGTAAATTAAGAGTCAAACCAATTGGTATATCAACTACTTTAAACGTGGTTACATTTAAAAATCATGGATTTGAAAGTGGAGAGCTTATAGAATATAGTGCGGAAACATCAATCATTCAAGGATTAACAACAACTTCTTCATATTATATCAAAAAATTAACAAATGATACGTTCCAATTAGCAGATGCTGGAATTGGTGGTACTTCAATTGCCGATTATAATAGAGGTAAGTATGTTAACTTCACAACTTCTGGTGAAGGATTTCAAATATTTAAATATCCAGATATCAAAGTAAACATTAGTGTTTCATATGGTTCAACTGTTACTGGTGATATCACAATCACACCAGTTGTAACTGGAGAATTAGTTGGTGCATATTTGTATGAGGAAGGTACAAACTATGGCTCAACTATTTTAGATAAAGAAGTTATACCTAAAGTTTCAATTGAAAATGGTAGATTTGCTGAATTTAAACCAATCGTTGTTGGTGGAAGGGTTATTGATGTCGCAGTCGTAAACCAAGGAAGAGAGTATAATTCAAGTCCTGATGTCAGAGTTATATCAACAGGTTCTGGTGCTGGTGCTGTTGTCCGTCCAGTTGTTGAGAATGGATTTGTAATTGACGCTATAGTAACAAATTCAGGTATTGGTTATGATTCTAATACAACTGAGGTTAGAGCATTTCCAAGAGGTAGTGGTGGTAAATTCTCCGCAAGGGTAAGAAGTCTAACTTTAAATAGTGCAAGTAGATTTGGTGATACTCAATTAACTGAAAAAGTTGATTCCCTCAAATTTAGTGTTCTTGGATACTCTCAAGAGATAGCAAACACATTTGAAAATACATTTTCAATTAACTCAAATGGTGAATTTAATCAAATTACTGGACACTCTCCAATTATAGGTTGGGCATATGATGGAAATCCAATATATGGTCCTTTTGGATATTCTGAACCTGACAACATTAACTCAGAGTTAAAAATAATTACATCATCCTATAAAACTGATATAACTCGTGTTGCTAATAGACCCACAGGTTATGCACCTGGATTTTTTGTTGAAGATCATATATTTGACGGGTCAGGAGACCTTGATATTCATAATGGAAGATTTACAAAAACACCTGAGTTTCCTAATGGAATATATGCATATTTTACTTCAGTAGGATTAGGAACTCAAACAAATAAACTTGAAGGAGTTTATCCATATTTTATTGGTAATACTTATAGATCACCATTTATAACTGATAATCAAATATTAGATCATGATTTTGATTTTAACAATTCAGGATTAAGAAGAAATACAAAACCATATAATGTTGATGAGATACATGCAGGTAATGATTTTGTCATAGAATCATATGAAACAATAAGACAATTATCAGAAATAGAATCTGTTACTAAAGGTGATGTTGATTCAATTACAATTTTGAACGGTGGTCAAGACTATAAAATAGGGGATTTAACTGATTTTGACGATGAAGAAACAAATGGATCAGGATTCAAAGCATCAGTCAGTGAAATAGTTGGTATTGGAGTATCTCGTATAGACACGGTAATCACACCTTTTAATAATGCTGTATTTGAATGGAGAGGTCAGAATGAAGTTATAGCAAAATATTTACCATTTATTGAATTAAATAAAATACCACATA